TATTGACAGTCACGAAAACTTGCCTGAATGGGTGCAGGAAAAGATTGTGAAAGCACAGGCCATGCTGTCAGCAGCCTGGGACTATCTAAAAAGTCAGGAAGAGCAAGGCATTGATCCCAGAATGGGCATGAATGAAATGTCCGGAGTAGGCGGTGTTAAACCTGCTGATCTCTACCGCCAGGTACAAACTTTCAAAAAACCTCCGGCCACCGAGCGCCCAGTACCACAACACGTACAGTATGCCATTGATCGAGTCAAGCGTGATCCCAAGTACACGCTGGAACAGCGTGCGGAAATCATCCAGAACTTGATCAGTCAACACACTATCGATCGCAAGATTGGTGAAGACATCACTGTAGATGGTCGTGCACTGGAAGCCGGTGCCATTGTGTACAACGGTGCCATTGGCGTGGGCGAAGTGCTGGGTTCAGATGGTCGCACTGTGCGTGTGCGCAGCTGGGAAGGTCGCGAAAATCGCTTGGCTCCCAGCACAGTGCGTTTTGTGGCCAATCTCGAAACACAGCCCGACCTGTACACCTGGAAAGGTCGTCCACAAGTGGGTGTGCTGGATCGACTGAACCAGAGATTTCAAGAGCGTGATCAGGCTCTGGCCGAACAACACTTGGCTGAACTGAGCTTTTTGGGCAGCGAGTGCACCAAGGACTGTTCGGGACATCGTGCCGGCTATAACTGGAGTCATAGCAAAGGTCTGCGCCAGGGCAACAGCCCTTACAGTCCCAGTTTCAACAAAGGTGCTGCACTGGCAGTGGCCGGCAAATAAACATCAAGATCACCCTTAGGACCGTAACTCTGTTACGTGGTGAGGCCGGCTGCTGGCCTGGGACGGCTGAATTCGCTACTCAGAATCCCAAAAGTGAGCGTTAATACGAGTGACAAAAAATGCAAACTATTCCAATTATTCCAAAATCCTCTACCAACAATTTAAAAGGAAAATATTGCCTTAGTCCATTTGTAAACACACACATTGACACCAACGGAAATGTAAGCCTTTGTCCCTGCCCAGGATGGGGTGATACAAAGGTTGGAAATGTTTTTTCTCAGTCGTTAGACCAGATGCTGTCCTCGCCCAAAGCACAAAGCATCAGACAAAGCATCATTGATGGCACTTATCAATATTGTTTCAAAAATAAATGTGCATTAATCATCAACGATAGACTAAACACCCGAGACAATATTCCCGAAAATGTAGCAAAACAACTTGAAGATTCTTCTTTATATTCCATGCCACGTGAAATTGAATTACACGGTGATCAAACCTGTAATCTCAGCTGTCCCAGTTGTAGAACACACATAATAAAGCTAGACGAAGATGAAATTGTCAAACAAGAAAAAACGGCTGACATTGTTTTCCAAAATATATTTTCACAACCATCAGACCAACCCATACACTTAATAACCAGCGGATCAGGCGAAGTATTTGGCAGTCGCCTGTTACAAGGTTTTTTAAAAAAATTAACATTAACAAATTTTCCAAATTTGAAAATAAGTTTACACAGCAATGGTTTATTGGCTGAAAAAAATTGGCACTGCATTGAACACCTAGAACCAGCTATTGATGTCATAGTCATATCTGTTGATGCTGCTAGGCCCGCTACTTACGAAAAAGTCAGACGCGGCGGCACATGGCCCCAAATATCAAATGCCTTGAAATTTTTACAACATAAAAAACAAAAAATAAAGTTTAAATTTAATGCCCGCATGATTGTGCAACACTCCAATTTTCAAGAAATACTTGAATTTTACCAACTGTGCAAGTTTTACAATATCGATAGAATTGAATATTCAAGGGTAACCAATTGGAATACCTGGAATTCAAAAGAATTTAAAACACATGATGTATTTGACGTCATGCACCCTGAAAAAAATATGGCTTTGGAGTTAATTAATCAGGCAAAACTATTGCCTGGCACCTGGTTCGAGGGCAACTTTAATTAAAAAAGCAAGCAAAAATTCGTTGACTTTCACCAATTCCTCAGTTATAATTGTTGACTATCACAGGAGATGTCAATGACTACCAAAACATTCAACGGCGAACAAAAATTGAAGCTGACTCAAATCATCAACGAAGGCATGGCTGTCATGCACGAGATTGATACCTTGCAGGGCGGACTCACCGACACTATCCGAGCCGTGGCCGAAGAACTAGAGGTCAAGCCCGGCATTTTGAAAAAAGCCATTCGCCTGGCACACAAGGCTGAATTTGGCAGAGAAAAACAAGATCACGAAACTCTGGAAACCATTCTCGAGACCGTGGGCAAGACCTTATAAATATTGCTTTCAATCGCAATCGATTCGTTCACGTTACGAACATGAATCACGGCTCACCAGCCATAAATGGAGAACAATGAGTTACGTCGACGCCCTTTTTGATCGCGAACGCGACCGCATACATGTGGTAGAGCGTGTGGCCGGAGAACGAGTGTATCATGAATATCCGGCCGAATATCGTTTCTACTACGACGATCCCCGGGGCAAGTTTCGCAGCATCTACGGCACACCTGTAGCAAGATTCAGCACTCGCAACAACAAAGAGTTTCGCAAAGAAGTCAAGATACAGAGTGGCCGCCAGCTGTATGAAAGTGATATCAATCCCATATTCCGATGCCTGGAAGAAAACTACAAAGGCCAAGATGCCCCTGAACTCAATGTAGCATTTTTCGACATTGAGGTAGCGTTTGATCCCGAGCGTGGATTCTCGCCTGTGGAGGATCCTTTCAATCCCATCACAGCCATAAGTGTGTATCTTGCCTGGATAGATCAGCTGGTCACCCTGGTGGTGCCACCCAATCACATGAGCCGGGCCACTGCAGAAGAAATTGCCAGCGAGTTTTCCAACACTGTGTTGTTCGAGCGTGAAGAACACATGCTCAACGCATTTCTTGATCTCATACAGGATGCTGACGCATTGTCAGGTTGGAACTCTGAAGGCTATGACATACCCTATACTGTGAACCGTGTGACTCGAGTGCTGAGCCGCGACGACAGCAGACGTTTTTGTCTCTGGGATCAGTATCCCAAAAAGCGCATGTTCGAACGCTTTGGTGCCGAAAACGAAACCTATGACCTGGTGGGTCGAGTGCACATGGACTATATGCAACTGTATCGCAAGTACACCTATGAGGAGCGACACAGCTACAGCCTGGATGCTATCGGCGAGTACGAACTCAACGAACGCAAAACAGCGTTTGAAGGCACTCTGGATCAGCTGTACAATCAAAACTTCCGCACCTTTATCGAATACAACCGCCAAGACACGGTGTTGCTGGCCAAGCTGGATCAAAAGCTGAGATTCCTGGATCTGGCCAATGAACTGGCACATGCCAATACTGTGTTGCTGCAGACCACCATGGGTGCTGTGGCTGTGACCGAACAGGCCATCATCAACGAAGCACATGAGCGTGGTATGGTGGTTCCCAATCGCAAGCAACGACTCACCGACGATGACACACAGGCTGCTGGTGCCTATGTGGCTGTGCCCAAGAAAGGCATACACGAATGGGTGGGATCAGTGGACATCAACAGCCTGTATCCTTCGGCCATTCGTGCACTCAACATGGGACCCGAAACCATTGTGGGTCAACTGAGGCCCATCATGACCGATCGCTACATTGCGGATCGCATGCGAGGCGGAGCCAGCTTTGCTGCTGCCTGGGAGGGCTTGTTTGGCAGCTTGGAATATACCGCTGTGATGGAACAACAGCGCGGTACCGAAATCACCATTGACTGGAGTTCTGGAGAGGAGTCGGTGCACTCGGCAGCAGAAATCTGGCGCATGATATTCGACTCCAATCGTCCCTGGATGCTCACAGCCAATGGTACCATAGTGACCTATGAAGTCAAGGGAGTGGTTCCGGGCTTGCTGGAACGCTGGTACTCTGAACGCAAAGACCTGCAGGCCCGCAAGAAAGAAGCCCAGGACAAAAAAGAAGAAGCATTCTGGGACAAGCGACAGCTGGTGAAAAAAATTAACTTGAACAGTTTGTATGGTGCCATTTTGAATCCTGGCTGCAGATTTTTTGATCACAGGATTGGACAAAGTACCACCTTGACCGGCCGGGCCATTGCTAGACACATGGATGCCTACATCAACGAGTGCATCACTGGCCAGTATGATCATCAGGGCACGGCCATCATCTACGGTGACACTGACTCCTGTTACTTCTCGGCCTGGCCTGCCATAAAGAACGAAGTTGCAAGTGGCAACATGGCTTGGTCAAAAGAAACCTGCATTCAACTGTATGACAGCATAGCCGAACAGGTCAACACCAGCTTCCCGGCATTCATGGAACAGGCATTTCACTGTCCCAGAGATGCAGGTGAGTTGATCCGTGCCGGCCGAGAACTGGTGGCAGACCGAAGCTTGTTTATCACCAAAAAACGCTATGCTGTCAACATCATTGACCTGGAAAACAAACGCTTGGATGTGGGCGGAAAACCTGGCAAGACCAAGGCCATGGGCCTGGACCTCAAGCGATCAGACACACCCCGAGTGATCCAGGACTTTCTGCTGGAGATCCTGGAACGAGTGCTGTCAGGTGCTGATCGTGAAAGCATTGTGGAACGCATTAGAGAATTCAAGTACGAATTTGCCGAGCGCCCGGGCTGGGAAAAAGGCTCGCCCAAGCGTGTGAACAACTTGACCAAGTACGGTAAAGAGGAGGCCAGACTGGGACGAGCCAACATGCCCGGGCATGTGCGAGCAGCCATCAACTGGAATAATTTGCGGCGCATGAACAACGATAACTACAGCATGCAGATTGTTGACGGTATGAAAACCATTGTGTGCAAGCTCAAGGCCAATCCCCTGGGCTGGACCTCAATTGGCTATCCCACTGACGAACTGCATTTGCCACAGTGGTTCCGAGACTTGCCGTTTGACGATGCTGAAATGGAAGCCACTGTGGTGGACCAAAAGATCGACAACTTGCTGGGTGTGTTGGACTGGGATTTAAGTTCAGCCACCAATACCGAAAACACTTTCCAAACCTTGTTTGATTTTTCATGAAGCTGCGCCAACTCATTGCCTATAGAAATTCTCTTGATCAGTTCAATGTTACCGACATTCGCACTGATGCCAACGTGAGTCTGCAACGCATCATGCATGAGATAGATCTTGCAAGAGTCGACCTCTCGGCATCGCAAGACCTGGAATTGGCAGTTGATTCAATTAACTCAGCATTTGGCAATTTCCGGCGCCATCTAGAAACACTGAAACAGCAACTAGCTCAGGAAATTGAGGCCGAAGAAAAAATCTATTACTCTTCGGCCATGTCATGGTATTTTAGCACAAGGGATTTTCAGTCAACAGAAGATCTGTTGAAACGTCAAACACGATTATCTAATACAACAAAAGAATTGATATTAAATCGTGTTCAGTATCACAGTGGCTGGAAATATCCTTCTGTAATTTTAGCACCTGCATTGACTGATTTGGTAGATTGCATGGTGAGCTCGGACCCTCTGTATCTACTGGATGTCAAGTCTGATTTGCTGGAACCAGTAGTCAAAAAATTTAATCAGCAGTATCAAAATAGGCTGTGTTGTTATATTATTGAAGAAAAACCAGATCAAACAATGTTGGAATCACTGCCCAACAATCAAGTTGGGCTATGTGTAGCGGTAGACTTTTTTAATTTCAGACCCTTGGATCTCATACAATCTTATCTTACAGAATTATTTGAAAAACTGAGACCCGGAGGTGTTGTGGCTGTTACCATCAACGATTGCGATCATGTGGCAGCTCTACGACAGGTAGAAAATGGTACCAGCTATTACACCCCGGGGTCGGCTGTGATAGACGCAGCCGACGACATTGGTTATGAACTCACATATCAGTATCATGGCGATGGTGAACCTGTGACCTGGCTGGAGTTTCGACGCCCTGGCACCTTGACCAGCCTGCGTGGTGGCCAAACTTTGGCAAAAATAATCCCTAAACAACTTTAAAACCCCTTGCAAGTTTGACCTTGAACTTGTATAATCAACTCACTACTGGAGGAAACACATGAGAGATCACTTACTGGACCTGGTGTCCCACACCTATGACCTTGGCTGCATTGACTTGGTAAAAATCACCGGAACTGACACAGACACTGTGATCAATGCCATGGCCGAAGATCGCAGCGTGGTGATAGAAGCTGCCTTTGCTGGACCACACGCAGACTTTGTGGGCACATTTGGCATGCCCAACTTGAACAAGCTGAAAATCCTGCTGAATCTGCAGGAGTATCGCGAAAACGCCGACCTCAAAATTGCACGTACCGCAGCCGGCGACGCCGAAGGCATCAACTTCAAAAATGCCGGGGGAGACTTTCGCAACAGCTACAGATTCATGTCCACTGCTGTGATCAACGAAAAGCTCAAGACCCCCAAGTTCAAGGGCGTGAACTGGCACATTGAATTTGTGCCCACGGTGTTGGCTATTCAGCGACTCAAAATGCAGGCACAGGCCAACTCAGAAGAAACCACTTTTCAAGCACAAACCGACGGCAGCGATCTCAAATTCTCGTTTGGTGATCACAGTACTCATGCCGGCAACTTTGTGTTTGCAACCGGCGTCACCGGTCAGCTTAAACGAGCTTGGTCGTGGCCTGTGAAGACTTTTATCTCTATCATGGACCAGGTGGGGGACAAAGTGGTGAAAATTTCCAATGATGGTGCAGCCATGATCACTGTGGATTCAGGCTTGGCTGTGTACAACTATATCTTGCCTGCACAGAGCAAATGATTACTGCTTCTATCAGTGCTAATAAAACTATTAACGATCTTAAAGGATTAGTATGCATAGATTGTTGGGAAAAAAAAGATCTCTTATCCTATTATCAACTTTTAGAACAACGCATTGATTTTAAACAATTTGATAGCATTATAGTTGCCAATTATGAATTATTATTAGATAGTAGCACTGACTTGTCCCAACATAATGTTTTGGAAGTCTATAGTTGGAGCACCTATACCCCAGAAATGTTGTTGCCAATAATGAAAGAGGCACGAAGCCGTAAAACTAGTAATTGGCTAAAGACAAAATTTACTACTAATAGTTTTTTAATATTGACACCTCAGGGTATGAAATATCATGTGTCTACATCAGTGCCACATATTACTGATTGGCTAGTAATTGGTGGCGGTTGGGGCATGTGTACTCATAATCGTCCTCTTAGCTTTGATAGTCTGAAAACTTTGCCTTATAATTTTTATATTACCGATTGGTCAATGTATTCTGATGGAAAAACTTTCACTAAAAAAGATATACAAAACGATCGATTAACTTGGATTGACCAAGGCAATTCTTTATACAAACTACATTCATAACTCAAGATAATTTAATAGCAAAACAAAAAATTATGTTATATTCTTCTTATCAGCTGCTGATAACATTTATACTATCTTTATAGTCATACTCATACAAGGACATATTATGAAATGGATCAAGAGACATCTGCGCAACTGGTTGTTGAACGATGAACCTGGCATAGAGTCCAAACTTGGTAGAAGCACAATATCTGTCTCAGAGCCAGACGATGACGAGGGCTTGAACATTCATGTGAGATCAGCCATAGGTGGGCGTATTGTGCGGTTCCGTCACTATGATCGCCGAGCCGATCGCAACTATCACAAGGTGTACATTGTGCCCGAAGATCAAGACTTTGAACGTGAACTGGGTCGCATGATCACTCTGGAAAGCATGAGATAATCTTGACAACTGAACAACACAACTTCACAGCCACACAAACTGGTGCAGATGGCTTGAGCCAATGGGCTGTGTTCTTGCCGGCCATATCCGGCTTCTATGCCACCTACATAGGCAAACAGCGGGATCCTGTGAACGGTCCTTGTGTAGAACCCAGTCGCATGCCCGCAGCCATTCAGGACATGGAACAGTTAAACTGGCTCAATGCCCAACAAGGCCTGTTCCCTTATCGCTGGAGCTTGTATTCAGGTGGTCATGCCAACTTGGATCTCACCAAGCAGGACTGGTCGGAAGACATGGTGCGAAACCGAGATCCCAATACTGTGATGCTGGGCGACTCAGGTGGATTCCAGATTGCCAAGGGCCTGTGGGAAGGTGACTGGCGTGCCAACTCGGGCTGTGCCCGGGCACAGAAAAAACGCTCGGCTGTGTTGACCTGGCTGGACTCGATCAGCACCTATGGCATGGGCTTGGATATTCCCACCTGGGTCATACACGACAAAAAAGCCAGTGACGCTTGTCAAATAAAAACCTTGAATGATGCAGTGGCGGCCACTAGATACAACAACGAATACTTTATTCAGCACCGTCGTGGCGTTGCAGCAGGTGGTGCCAGATTCTTGAATGTGTTGCAGGGCGACAATCATGACAATGCCGAAGACTGGTATCAGATCATGAAAGAGTACTGTGATCCAGTTCGGTACCCGGGCAGGCATTTTGACGGTTGGGGCATGGGCGGACAAAACATGTGCGATGTGCACCTGATATTGAAACGCTTGGTGGCGCTGAGACACGATAATTTGTTACAGGAGGGACTACATGATTGGATGCACTTTTTGGGCACAAGTAAACTGGAATGGGCAGTACTACTCACGGCCATACAACGAGCGGTTCGTAGATATGTCAACCCGCGTTTTACCATCAGTTTTGACTGCGCCAGCCCATTCCTGGCCACAGCCAATGGTCAAGTATACCATCACATTGACCTTGCCCACAACAGCAAGTGGAGCTACAAAATGCGACCCATTGCAGACGACAAAAAGTACGCCACAGACACCAGACTCTACGGACAAGCAGCCCTAGCCGACGGCCTGGTCAATCACTTTGACGAATCCCCTGTGAGCTTGCGACTACAGATGAAAGATGTGTGCATTTACAAGCCCGGAGATTTGAACAAGATTGGCAAAGAAGGCAAAACATCATGGGATAGTTTCAGCTATGCCTTGTTGATGGCTCACAATGTTTGGACACATATCGAATCGGTGCAACAGGCCAATTTGGCCTATGATTCTGGACACTCATGGCCGGCCATGATGTGGAATCAAGGCACCAAAGGGCGTACCGGTGATCATGTGAAATTTGACCAAATTGTGGATGCCATTTTTGCCACCCCAGATCGAGCCGAAAGCGAAGCCATCATAGAACACTACAATCGCTACTGGATGGACATTCCGGGCACTAGGGGCTTTAAAGGTGACAAAACTGTCAGTGCTAGACCACAGTTCAATGTCTTTTTTGAATTCGAAGAAACTGCGGTTGACAGCCACGCACCAGATAGTGTAGAATTAGATCAAGACCTATTGACTCAACTGGAACAAGGATCCCTGACATGAACCGATCCGGACACGAACACGCTGGATTTTTTATTGGTCGTGAAGTAGAACGCACCCCTGCTCATGGCAAGCCCACCTTGTTTGTGGTGGGTGTACAATCCATCGATAGCATTGCTGCACACCTGCAGGGCTGTGAACACATCTTTTTTGGTGCCAACCACAGCTTTGATCCCGGCAACTTCCAGTCCATAACCCAGTGGAGTGACTGGGAAAGCATGATCCAGCACTTTTTGGATCTGGGCTACTTATGCACCCTGGACATTCCACTCACGGCCGTGGCACAGTTCAACGATGGTGGCCTGTGTGAGCACAACAACTTTATTCCGCAAATTCGAGTGCCTGTGCCCTATGTTCGGTTGTGGAACTACAACACCATGATCAAGATCGATGACCAGGACTTTGACAGTTCCAATCCTGGTGTGTGGTGCCACAGCTTGCACAGTCTCATGACTCGAGACACCTTTACTCCCTGGAGCGATTACAGCAACGATCAGGTGGTGTCATGAACCAACGAATTCAACAACTTGCCGAACAGGCTGGGTCTACACATAAACAAAACCTTGGTGTGTATCAATTTTATGCAGATGAATTAGAAAAGTTCGCCCAGTTGATTGTGCAGGAATGTATTAAAATGGTTGAAAATGAAGCGGCCCAATATGCTGAGCCAGTCTGGGCGTTTGAGTTGGTTAATGATATTAAACAACATTTCGGAGTTGAAGAATGAGTAATCTATGGTTTAATATTAGATTTGGTACTAGACATTTTCAGTGGACGAAAGACTGGGAAATCACATTCCGTGTGAATCCTTACTTCATTGAGAATCCGCCTGGCAAATGGTTTGAGGTATATTGTTTATTCGGAAAGCAGGTAGGACTATGAACGAACGAATTAAAGAACTTGCAGAACTGGCTACTACTAAAGGTGAGTGGAGTTGTGTCAACAATCGCTACATGGAAGAATTTGACAAAGAAAAGTTCGCCCAGTTGATTGTTGAGCGACTGTGCTATGACATGATGGATGTGTGCGGTGCAACACAAGCGGAACGAATTCAATTTGTAGCCAAAGACTGGGGAGTTGAATAATGAACGAACGAATTCGACAACTTGCTGAACAGGCTGGAATTTATAAATTAAATTTGTCTGATGAAACAGAATACTGGATTATGGAAAAGTTCGCCCAGTTGATTGTTCAGGAATGCATGAATCAAGTAAGAGAACAATATCTGCCCGTGCTAGAAGATGAACTTATGATGAAGGACACGCATTGGAAGGGTTATGTCCAGTGCGGGGTTGATAGTTATGTAGCGATTAAAGAACATTTCGGAGTTGAATCGTGAAAATTGGACTGAGCCTGAGTCGCTGTGTGCGAGACATTGTGAAC